CGATAATATCATCAGCACCCGTCTCGATGCCCTACAGGTTGTCGAGCACGGGTGCTGTGATGATTGTGTCACCTATTGGCTGGAACCGAACAGGGAGAAGTGGAAGGAGGGGTGGCGACCCCAGGGTGAGCAGTTAAAGAACTATGTAGAGCGGATATCGCGAACCCTCATACGTAATGGATAATTAAAGATCGGAGTGCACATGCTTTCTCTAGACGAGATAAACAAACTTGGCAACATAATTGACACGACCTTTGGTCGGTATTCGTCACCCACCGGACACACTTCTGTCACGGCTCACCTGACAGGTGATGTCCTTGCTGTCAAGTTTGTCACAGTGATCGTGATAGCATCTGAGATGCCTGCCCACCTCCAGGTCGATGGACACAGGCAGCCTGCTCAGAAGGCGATCGACGGCTTCATGAAGAGAGTTCGCGATGAGTTCAAGGAGGAGACAGGCCGCGCGCTTAAGGTGAAGAATCTTAAGTACGATGATAGCGTCGAGGTGATCTCAGCATCTCCCTACGTCCTCAAGCGCAACGCTTTCTTCAGGATGAACGCCTCCTTTCAAGTGAGCTGATGGCTGTCGTCCAGAGCAAACAGCGACAGGTTCAGGAGGTCATAAAGTGTGGCAAGGATCCCTCGTACTTCTTCAATAGCTACATAAAGATCCAGCACCCGATCAAGGGCCTCATTCCATTTAGCACGTACCCGTTCCAGGACGAGTGCGTGCAGAAGTTTATCGACAATCGATTCACAATTGTCGTTAAATCCAGGCAGCTAGGCTTATCGACTCTCACAGCAGCTTACGCTGTGTGGCTGGCGATATTCCAGAAAGACAAGAACATCCTCATCATCGCAACAAAGCTATCTGTTGCACAGAACTTCATCAAGAAAGTCAAGACGATGGTGAGGTCACTGCCTCCCTGGCTACTCCTTCCCAGGATCGTCACTGACAACAAGCAGCTTCTCGAGTTTAGCCACGGATCATCCATCAAGGCCGTACCAACGTCTGATGACGCTGGTAGATCTGAGGCGCTCTCCCTTCTGATTGTCGATGAGGCTGCATTCGTTAAGAACTTCGACGAGCTTTGGACAGGTCTCTACCCCACGATCTCAACCGGTGGTCGCACGATATTGCTCTCAACACCCAACGGTGTCGGTGGCCAGTATTACAAGCTCTACACAGATGCAGAGGCAGGTCTCAACGAGTTCTGTCCGATCAAGCTACCCTGGAACGTCCATCCCGAGAGAGATCAGCCTTGGTTCGACTCAGAGACCAGAAACCTCTCGCAGAAGCAAATCTCACAGGAATATCTCTGCGACTTCGCATCGTCGGGTGACACCTACATGTCTGACGACGATCTCAAGTGGCTCTGGGCAAACATCCAGCATCCAGTTGAGAGGATGGGACCCGACAAGAACGTTTGGGTCTGGAAATACCCGCTGTCTGAGCACAAGTACGTCATCTCGGCCGACATAGCGAGAGGAGACTCAAAAGATTACTCGACATTCCACGTGATCGACACGTCGGCATCAGAGGTGGTGGCGGAGTACAAGGGTAAGATGCCTCCAGACAGGTTCGCTGAACTTCTTGCGCAGTTTGGTAAGATGTACAATGAAGCACTGCTCTGCCCCGAGAATAACTCGTACGGCTATGCCACGATCATAAAGCTCAGGGATATCGGCTATAAGAAGATCTACAGCACCAAGAAGTCGACTGCATACATGGCAGACTTCGTACCCTCGAATGATAATGAGGGTGCAGGTTTTGCAACCTCAGGAAAGACTCGTACTCTCATTCTAACGAAGCTCGAGGAAGTACTCCGAAACAGGCACATAACGGTTAGATCTTCTCGTCTATACGATGAGCTCAAGACATTTGTGTGGGTCGAGAACAGGGCGCAAGCGATGAAGGGATATAACGACGACCTTGTCATGTCCCTAGCGATCGGATGCTGGCTCTTCGATGCTTCAAGCGAATATAGCCGAGATGCTGTCGCACTGAGTGAGGCGATGCTCAAAGCCATGAGCACCTCCAAGAAGTTGTTCAACGGGGCATCCACTGACGTGATCACAAATGCCCACCAGAAGAATATGATTACCAAGAGAGACCCAGTATCCAGGGGAGATTCCCCGGCTCGCGGATTCTTCCCGAGTGACTTTCTCTGGGTCCTCAAGTGACGGGAGGCTAATTTGGCAAAGAATGACAATCTCTTCAGCAGACTGGGTCAGCTCTTTAGATCTGGCCCTGTCATCAAGCGAAGAGTCAGAAAGATGGACGGCGCACAGGGATCTGAGACCTCTGATTCGGCCTTTCAGAACTTCAAGAAGACACAGAGTTACGTCTACAGCACAGCGATGTCAGCCTACGGTACCTACGACCGCATGGCAAGGTACTCCGATTTTAGCGAAATGGAGTATAGTTTGCACGGTGACACGCTAATTGCTTCTCCTGATTCTCCAGATGGATTTTTCAGGCTGGAAGATCTTGCAAAGGCGTGCGAGTCTGATCCTGATAGGACTTTTATAGTCTACTCATACGATCATGAAAGGAAGCAGATCGTACCAGCGATTGGGAAGCAAGCCAGGCAGACTTGCGTCGATGATGCATGGCGCATCACTTTCGACGACGGAAAGACGCTAGTTGCAAGTGCTGAGCACAGACTCATGCTCAGAGATGGCACATATACCAAGGTTGAAGACCTTCAACCGGGTGATTCTCTCATGCCCTTCTATCGCAAAGATCTCTTTGAGAATGCAAAGACGGGTAAGAGCGGCTATCGCTGGATTTACACCATGGATCCAGAACATCGTGGCTGGACCAAAGAGCACCAGATTATTGCTGAGTTTGTTGGTGGTAGGAAGCTTAACAGCGAAGAAGTTGTTCATCACATCAACTTCACAAAGGAAGACAATAGGCCACAAAATCTTCGCATTATGACCCAAAGTGACCATAATTCGTACCACGCTTCTCTCAACAATGACGGAAAGTGGTCACAGCAGAACGCTGAGTGGGTCGAGTCCTTCAAGGCTAATCACGCCATGTGGATTAGGGACAATGCGCCTACTAGACGACATGACATCACATTTAGTAAAATTCTCGAAGTTTGCGAACGAGTGGGCTTCAATATTACGAAGGTGTCGTCAACTCTAGACATTTCTCAACAGCTCATTAATGAGAGGCTTGTCTCGCAGGGATTTAGCAGCTTCGAGAAGTTCAGGGAAGCCTATGAGTCTGGTATGGTCTCCACCGTTCTCAACGGGAAGCCCGGGTTGTTGACTAGAGACCTTTCGATGGATCTAATCAATGGTCTTATGGAAGAGAGTGACACAAAGCGCTCTCTTGCAATCAAGATCGGGTGCACAGTTAATGTTCTCGATAAGTTTCTTTCAAGACGTCAAAGGATGAGCTGGCAAGACCTTAGGGGCTCTCTTGGATTTACCAGATCCAACGGACATGACAGAGGTGGCAGGCCTAGGGGTGGCTTCTCACGAAACCCAGATGTTACTCTGCAGACCATCTATAACGCCTACACACCCGGAACATCTCTCCCGCAGATTGCTAGGAAGCTTCGTGTAACCAAGGGTGTTGTCCTTTCGAGATTGTCTTCTGCAGGATACAGCAAGTGGACCGAGTGGGTCGGATCACACCAGAACCACAGAATCGTGAGCATAGAGTATGCGGGTGTACACCCTCTATTCGATCTAACTGTTGATGGTTACAAGAACTTCGCGACAGACACTGTAATATCACACAACACACCCGAGATCGCCAGTGCCCTTGACATCTACTCAGAGGAGACAGCACCCTACGATGAGAAGGGTCGAGTTCTTCACGTCTTCTCTGAGAATCCGACGATCCAGAAGATCCTCGAAGACCTCTTCTTCGAGACACTTAACGTCGACTTCAACCTCAACTCCTGGGTGAGAAACCTCTGCAAGTACGGAGACTTCTTCCTCTTTAACGACGTGGATCCCAAGTACGGCGTCATCAACGTGTATCCGATGCCTGTCAACGAGGTGGAGCGCGAGGAGGGATTCGACATGAAGGATCCCCAGGCAGTTAGATACAGGTGGGTGACCCAGGGAAACCAGGTCCTAGAGAACTGGCAGGTCTCACACTTCCGTCTTCTCGGCAACGATGCATTCCTTCCGTACGGATCTTCAGTCCTGGAATCAGCTCGCCGCATCTGGCGTCAGCTCATCCTCATCGAGGACGCGATGCTCGTGTACAGGATCGTTAGAGCACCTGATCGTCGAGTCTTCTACGTTGACGTCGGCAATATCCCGCCCGAAGAGATTCCAAATTACATGGAGCAGGTGCAGACCTCTCTCAAGAAGAGCCAGGTTGTTGACAAGTCAACAGGAAGAGTGGACCTCAGATACAACCCAATGTCGGTAGATGAGGACTACTTCATCCCTGTGAGGGGTGCAGAGACTGGCACGAAGATTGACACCCTCGCTGGTGGTACCAACGCTGCAGCAATCGAAGACGTCCAGTACATCCAGAAGAAGCTCTTCGCTGCACTCAAGATTCCTCGAGCATACCTCGGATATGATGAGGCACTTTCTTCCAAGGCCACTCTCGCACAGGAGGACATCAGATTTTCGCGT